GGTTTGCCCCGCTGTTTGAGTAGGTGAAGGTGTATGGGGTAGGAGTTGCCACAATCGTGAACTCACCGTTAAAGGATGCATCAGAGCCACCCAGCGCGTTGGCAATCGTCACCTGATTGCCTGCGCTGTATCCGTGCGCGCCAAAGGTGGTTGCCGTGGTGGTGTTTGACACGCGGGAAAGGTTGCGAAGCTCCTTAGCGCTGATGGGTCTGCCAAGCACAACCAAGCGGTCAAGGATTGCGTTTTGGTCACTGAGAGAAACGCCAGTAATGCTGCCCTGCCCAGAGCCGTTTAGGCGTGAGGCGGTCTGGGAGATAATGCCAACAAAGAGGATATCGGTGGCAGCTGGCGTACCGCCAGTGCTCGTAGCCGCAAGGCGCACCCTCGCCTCATCTGGCGCGAGCTTAAACCACGGGCCTGCCGCTGGAGTGTCATCCTGCATTACGGTAAATGACATTGTTGCACCGCCGCCATCTCCTGATGCTGCCAACTGAACTGAATCAGTTGGCACATATAGCGCCGCTTGCCGTGCGGTGCCGCTGAAATTGATTAGAGGGTTGAACAAATCTTGGGAGGCAACTGCGATAGGTAGCCCTTCACCATCAACTACGGTACCAGCACCTGATGAGCCTGCTGAAGTATAGGTAAATGCGCTGCCGCTTGGAGTACCGGTTACCGTGTAAATGCCATTCATTGAAGTACCGGCACTGCCGGTAATCTGCGCCACCTGCACCACATCCCCCTCAACAATAGAGTGGCTTGCAGTTGTGGTGATTGTGACCGTGCTACCTGTGCGGCTCGCCGCCGTAATCGCTGGCGCATCTAGCCAGAGCTGGTAGGGCGCGGTAGCCATTTATCGCAAGCCGCCGCGTGGAAGTCCACCAGAGCGGTACATTGGCCCAAGGTAGTTATCAACAGTATGGGCAAGCACGCGCCCATCAACCGTTAGCGTGGTTTGATTAGTAAAGTTGATGTCGCGCTCAAGCAGCGCCGCCTTCATTGGCTCCATCCCAGTGGTGACCCCATCAGCGATTGGCTTTGTAAGCTCTGGGCCGCCACGCAGAATATCGCCAACAGCGCCTGGCCAAGTCCAAGGCATTGTGAGGGTTTTCCATAGAGGGTCTTCACCCTTTTTCATTGCTCCAACAGCCTGGTCTTGCAATGCAGTTTGCGCTGTAAATGCAATGCCAACACCACCAAGCACGCCAAGCACAGTTTTGACAATCCCACCAACTCCGCCGCCACCAGGGATTGGCACCGCACCTGGCGTACCGCCGCCACCTGGCAGTGTTACTGGAATGCTTGGGGTAACGGGGATGCTCTTGAACAACCCCAGAAACTTTGTAATGGCAGCCTGTGCCAGCGAGCTTGCAAGCCCGTTGACCACTCCAGCAGTAATAGCACCAGCAATGGTTGAGGCAATGCTTGCAGTGATAGGGTCAACGCCCAGCTTAATAAACTCTGAGGCGAACACTGCGCCGGCGGCTCCACCCAAGCCGCCAAACTTAAAGCCCAAGCCTGCAATGCTTGCAGTAACCAGCCCATCAGGCCCTAGGAAGCTTGCAATCTCTTTGCCGAATCCAGCAACACTGCCAATAAACTTGGTGGCTTTGTCAATCAGGATTGGCAACTCACGCTTCGCGGTTGCAACATAGCCTGGGAGTTTGGCTAGGAATTTCTCAACCAGCTCGCGCCCAAAGCGCTCAATCTTTGGAAGGTTGGCGTTAATCTCCCCAATCAAATCATCAAGCACAGGGCGGATACCTTCAAGCAGGCGCGTGAATGTTGGCAGCCCTTCGCCGCCGCCGATGGCAAAACCGATTGATTCAACGGTTTCATCAATGGCAATGCGCACGCCCCTGAATTGCCCCTCAAAGGTTTTTGCAAACTGCTCTGCAACGCCGCCAACCTTTTTGTTGATTTCATCCAGCGCCTTTGTTCCGCGCACACCTTTCTCAAGCTCAATACCGTAGTTTTTCAGAGCCTTGCCGCTGCCATCAAAAGCCTTTCCAACAATCTTGGTTGCAGCCTCAAGGCTAATGTTGGATGAGCGCGCAAGGTCTTGTGCCGTGGTGAGAATCTTTTGCTGGTTTGAATACTTGTTGGCAAACCGCGTGGCAACCTCGTAGCCCTTTCGCACCTCTGAATCAGTGAAGGCAAGTTTTGCCCCCGCTTCAATCAGCGCGTTTACGCGCTTTGTTGCCTGCTCTGTAGTTTGCCCACGCGCCTTGAGCGTGGCAATAAGTTTCTGCTGCTCAGCGTCATCCTCAATGGCAGCCTGGATTGCGGTCTTGGCAAACTTGGCAGCAAGCCCAAAGGCGGTGCTAATCGCAGCAGAGGCAATAGCCGCGCCCGCGGCAATGCTCTTGAACACAGCGCCGCCGGTCTTGCCTAGGCTGCCCATCTGCTTGCCAATGCCGCGCATTACGCCACTTGCTGCATCCTTTGCAACAACTGCGAATACTGCGGTACTAGTTGCGCTAGCCATTTAGTATTTAACCAACCTTCCAATCATCCCGAAAAAGTCTTTGCCGCTCACGCCCATCCCTGCGAGCTGTCCGCCGCGCCTGAACTGGAGAATTCTACCCCTAAAAATATCGTCATTGTAGAAGGCTTCCACGGTATTGTGGAATGCCTGCACCGCCTTTTGCTCATTGCTCTGGTTGTCAATTGCCTTATTGACAAACCTGTTGGCGGTAATCGGCTTGACTGCAACCACGCCCCGCTTTGTCTTGCGCCTGCCGCTGGTGCCCTTCACTACCAGCCAGCGATACCACGGGTTTTTCTTAGAGCCTCGCCCAGCAAAGAGCGGCCCTACCACTGCGCTTGGCTTGGAGTAGCGCCCTGAGCGTGCCTTTACTCCAGCGGCTAGGTTGCCGGTTTTCCCGCGTGGGGCTGCATCCTTAATAGGCTTGGCGTAGGTGCGCGCTGCGTTGACCGTGGCAAATGACATAAGGCGCTTGTAGGCGCTGGGGTTTGAACCCTCCAGAAAGCCAAGCTCAAGCGCACGATAATTAGGGTCAACCTTCAGGGTAAAACTAATAGCCACGCTTTGCACCTTCCTTTGGTTGCAGGTCTGCCATTAGGTTAAAGGTGCGGAGTAGGTCACCCGCCTCCCAATCCATAACCTCGTGCGGTGCAATGCCAAACTCCTTACCGATAAGGTGCGCCATTAAGTATGGGTGCGGCTGGATTGCGCGCCCTGCAGCCATCCGCTGCGCATCCAGCCTTACCGAGGGGGGAGTGCTGCTACCGCCTCCGTCCAGCCGCGCAACATCAAACCAAGCGCCTCCATTGGCGCATCAAGCACATCCTCTGCCGGCTCGCCGTCAGCAGTGAGAAAGTTATTTTTAACCACCAGCGATTTGGTGGCGGTCATTGCGCGCCCCTCATCGCCGCTTTGCAGCTCAATGAGAATGCGGGCGCTAATGCCCTCTGCCTTAAGTGTTGCCTGCCAGCCCTCAAAAGGTGCTGGCAGGTCAACGGTTACTGTGCGAAAGTCTGGCTTGCTCTGTGCCATTTAAACCCTCCCCTCTAAGCCAAGCCTTATGGCAAGGCGCTCAAATCGCTATTCACAATAATCTGCAGGCTCTTGGCGCTCGTAGCGTCATACACCAGCGTGCCGGTCACGGCCATCGTGGTAAGGCCATCCTCAGCGCCAGCCATTGGCTGCACTTCAGTTGGCACAACCATACAAAGGATGTGGGCGCTGTAGCTTCCTGATGTCCAGGATAGCCTCACGCCAACTGGCGTGCCAGCCTGGTATGCGTCATACCACACGCTTACCGCGCTCGCCGTGCTGCTCACCGTCATCGTGAGCGTACCCGTAAATGGGTTGCTTTCGCTATGCGTGCTAAAGCTCGTGGTGCCAGCAAGGTAAGCCTGCTTGGTAATACCGCTGCTGAATTCAAGGCTGTAATCAAGCAAATATTGGAAGGCCGTTCCTGATGCGGTGCCTGGGAATGCGGTTCCGCTCTGGTAGCAATTCCACAAACGCCCAGCCATAAATGGGCTGGTTGGCGTGCCGTCAGCAAGCGTTGCGCTGCTCTTTTCAATAGTCTGACCAAAGAGATTTGCGCTTAAGTTTGTAAGGGAGCTGCGGTCTGCTGCAATGGTAATTGATTCCGCAAGGCAGTAATCAACCACATACTGCTGCTGCCCATCCGTAGCCACAAGGCTGTAGCTCTTTGGGTCATTGGCAGCAGTCATTGAATATGAGTAATCCCACGCGTATGGCGCAGCCGTGCCGCTTGGGCTTACGGTCTTTGTCATTGATAGCCAAATTGGCAATTCACCAATGCTGACCGCTGGCACGCTTGCGCTAATCGTTGGCTCAACGCTTACCAGCGTGGCGGTATTTGACAGCAAAGGATTTCGTAGCGCAACGCTGCGCTCAGGGCCTAAATCTAGCGTGGTGCCTGGTGACAAAACACCCGTAGGTGACACCAAGAGCTTGCGCCCGCCGCTGGTGAGCGTTGGCGTTGTGCCTGGTGTTGCCTCGCTAAAGGCCACCAGCTTTGAAAAAATCGTGTTACCGGCTGACGCTGCTGGCATTACTCAAACTCCTTTTCAGTAGCCGCTGGTGCGGCTGTCTTATTTACAGGCTTGGCAACGCCCGCCTGAATCCACGCCTGAGCAATAGTAGCAGGCACGCTGATTGTAGAGCCGTCAAGCGGTAACCCGCCTACAAACTCTCCACGAGGCAGCGAGCCGTCAACATACTGCACATCAATCTGGTCTACGGTTTCAGTTACTTTACGCACTGGCATTGATAGCCTCCACGCTAGAGATTTCTACGGTTGCGGTTACGGTCAGAAAGTCTGAATCCGCCCATTGGTCATTACCGATACTGGTGCCCGTCACGCTGGCTTGCGCCACCGCGTCAGTGCCGTTAAGCGTCACACCGTCAATAAGACTATCACGCAGCCAGGTGCGCCACGCCATCAGGTCTTGATACTTGCGCCCCATATCAGCCTGGGGCTGTAGGTATACGGTAACTGCAAGGTTGAGCGTTACCTTCCTATTGGCAGCACCGTAGGTAACTGAATCCTCAGCTGGCACAATCACTAGAGCTGGCACCACCGCAAGATTATCTGGCGGGTATGCGTGAACCGTGCGCAGCGTGTAGCCGGTAGGCGGTGTTGCCGCCCTTAGGTGCGCAGCGAGCGCATTGATAATGGTGACATCGTTAAAACTCACCGCGCCAATCCATCCCGCTTGCGGAATCCATCAAGCAGCACCTGCGCTTCAGGATGCAGGGCGCGTGTCTGGCGCAAAATTCCGCCCAGCTCCTGCGAGCCAATCACTCCGAATGGACTTGTCCTAGATGACCACACAGCACCAGCCTGAATAATCGCGGCTTGCTTCACTGCGGTTGGCACTGTAGGCCAGCCAAATACACCCGTCACCTTCACGCCAAGATAAACCGCAACAGGGAATGCCTTAGGTGCAGCGGTGCTGGTGTCAATCTCTGTGTATGCCCAGCCATCAAGCGCAGCATTGCGCGGAGCAAGCACATAATCCGTTGCAGCCGTCCAAGTGGTTTCGTAAGTGCCGTCACCGTTATCATCAGTCTGCAGCTGGCTCACACTAACAATGTCATCAGTCAATACATATGACCAATCACCGGCGGTGTAGTAGCGCGTTTCTGATGCAGTGCCAAAGCCCTGCTTGCGGTCTGTGTAAAGGTCAATGAGCGCATCAGTTGCATCAAGCACAGACTGCAGCGCCGTATCGTCAGTGGTGTCAGCGGTGCCAATCCCAATAGCGCTCTTGAATTCTGCCAGCGTTGCGTAG